CACAGGGTAAAACTCAGAGCACGCTTAAAACGTGCTCGGACCAGCCCAAAATGGGCAAAAGTTCGCCATGCCAGGAAAGCGGCCTCTCAATCAAACGATAGGCACCCTTACTAAGCTCAAAATGAAAGCTTGTACGGGTATCCCATAATCTTTTTGGGAGCGTTTTCTCCTGGTACTTCGTGTCGCGCTGCTGCCTAAGCAGCACGACGCTACCGTCCACATAACCACCCAGAGACGACCAAAGGAAGTCGTACTCAGGAAGTCGTAGATCGCCTTGCTTATTGGCAAGGGAAAGCTTTTCAGGAACCGGCTCTAAGTACATCTTCGTGTCCCTTTGGAAAGGGACATGAATCCCTGCTGTGTCTGATAGACATACAGGAACATAGAGCGGCTTCTTTAAGCGTTCACGGAGTAAAGCTATGGACCCTGTTGGTTTATAAGCCCAGCGGCATGAATGCCGCACAAGCCTATTGATCGCTGAAAATAAATCAGCATCGGAGGATGTCTTTTTTACATAGATTGGGCGCACGTTGTGGCCCTTGTAAAAATCTCCGCCACAGGATTCACGGAACGGGTGGTCGCCGGAAAAGCTCTTCTTCCGGTTTGGGACCATACCCAACCGCTCTAACTCGGCAATAACATCGTCATAAATGCCTGACGGCACGATGATGTCGTCGCCAAAGACCCCAAAATTCGGGGACTTCGAGTCGAAACGGGTTAGCTGCACTCCTTTAACCTGTGCGACATTTGCACAGATTAACGTGAAGATAAGCGTTTCTAACGGGAATGTGAAACCACACCCCATCGTCGACACCATACCCAGAGCCAGTTTTTCGCTCCGGATTTTCACATAAGGAGAACGACAGTCAAGAATAGCAGCGACAAGAGTCGGCGGCATCATAGCTTCAACTAGTGACAGCGGGATTAAATCCGATGCACTGCTTAGGTCTATTGTTGCCAGACTGCCGTCAACGCTACCTTGTAATGCCATGCAGCGATTCCTATGCTGCTGAACCTTTGGATCATAGCCAAAACGCTTCAATAAAACATCATTGATGGTCTGGCCAACTCCAAGCTGCAAAGCCATATTTACAAACGGCTCTGTAGCAGCGCAGCGAGCGATTCGCTTATCTTTTGGCACAAGAAAGAAGCTTGACCCATCCACTATCCTCGGCTCACGCCGGGTAAGAGGACGGCACACAATTGGAGTCGATCCGCCTTTTTTCAAAACGAGGCGGGATTCTCCATATATGTGACGACTGAACTCATCGTAAAGACTGAGATCTGTAGTCGTGTGGTCGTTTAGAAAGAATTTTCTGACGAAATCATTCTTTCCAGCACTCCCAATGGAACTCCCAGGGCCGATGAGCGTAGACCTATTAAGATAGGCTTGCCAATCGTCCGGGAAATCCCACCAAACCCTGTGCGCCATGTGGCGCAACGAGGGTGAGACAAAGTCAAGACACGCTTTATTGCATGCACGAAAAAGTTCTTCGGCGCGCTGTTCAGCGAGTTTTACTTCGGCGGGGGTTTCTGGCTCGTGCTTTTTGACGAGCGCAGAGAGCTGACGAGAGAGAGCAACTGTACTAGCCGACAGGCCAGCGTAGTGATCCTCGTCAAAGACCAAGTGATCATTGAGATCATCCTTCAAACTTAAGAGGAGAGAACTAGAAAACGTATCCATAATGGTCTCCAACTGTGAAAGCAAACACGCCCTAAAGGACGTTGTTTACCAGAGTATCACCCCAGCCCGCAGACTGCGCTTGCAACGCCCCGATTAAAAGGGACAAGGCAGCGCGGCCTTCAGCAGGTTGGTAGGTTTCAGCACCAGCGGCACGCTCGCAGCGCAACTCGTATTTTTCAACTTGAGTTGCCTGATTAGCACCGACATCCACACCCTTGCGCACGGTAACACCGTACACATTGCGTGGAAATTGTCGGATTACGCCGTTGCTGTCTGGTATACGGACAGGCGAAACGTTTCGCGGACGCCAGAAGTCAATAGCAAACGGGCGGGTTGCAGAATGGGTGGTGACACCCGTCTGCGTTCCGCCTAGTTGCGTGACTACATAGCGCTTGCTATCATTATTCGTCTGGTCAGCGACCACAGTGAACGTTGGAGAGGTCAGCCCAGTTTGGGCCGAACCAGTTACGGGACTTGCTAGAGTTATACTCATCGCAGTAGTTCCTTTAGAGGGTTAACGATAACCGACAAGTGCTCGTGTTAAAGAAGCCAAATTGAGACCCCTAGACATGTTGAACTTCTCAACGAAGTCGACGCTAGGATGGAATCTTGGCTCGATAACAACGTTAGGTTGTCGAACGATCCTTTTGGAGCTGTGGAACGTCGTTGTGACACAACGGCCCAAAGGCGGGTGATAAGCTCCGCTGATGGGACTAGGGTCTGTGAAGACTCTAGATGACCCCACCACCTTGACTAGCGATCGCTCAGTGGCGGTACTCCAGACTATAGGAGCACCGACCCACGTTGCTTGCGCATCAAGATAAGAGCCTAGAGGTATGAAATAATCAAAGATAAAGCTGAACGGGACTAACTCCCAGGCAGTAGGCACTAGATCGGCGATCGAAAGACCGCTATTATAGATCGTAGGCCTCTCCTGAGGGCGAGTAACTGTACAGCTCGTAATTGACCAGCCAACCTCTGAGACTTTGTCTCCTCTGGTTTCGAATCGCCAAAAATCATAGCCAGTTTCGGCTATGTATGGGTCGCGAATTATTTTTCGCGCCTTTGCCGTGACCACCTTACGGTGATCGTCAAAACACGTAATAAACGTGTCGGCAGCGTTTTCGATGTCCTGCAATAGCGGGGACAAACCAAAGTTAAACTCGAGCCAGGCTTCGGCAGCTATCAAGTTCCAGGACGCTTGGGCCTTAACGGTCCCTCGTAACCTGTACTTTCGAAAGTGCTTAATATTGCGATCATGAACGCCATCTAGCTTTCGGGCTAGTGTGGCGAACGGTGACCTCAACATGCGAAGCGCTTCTTTCATCTCGCCAGCCGTCGTAAGGGCGCGAAAATCTCCGCGCATCTTTGACATTAGCTTTTGAAATGCTTTACTGTAAGCAGGCCCGGACAGAGTCCAGGCTTGATTCCAGTTTATCGCTGAGTAATCGAGACCTCGAGGGATTACACCAGAAAAGTAGATTACGCTTTTCAAGTGCTCCACCCCAACTTTATTCTTACGTCTAGCATATGCAAAAACAGGGACCAGTTTTCCGGCCTGCTCATGATATGCAGTAAGAGGAGTCGAGGCATTCTCGTGTTTCACGACAGATCTTTTCCACTCAGGGTTTTTCTCTCCGTTCAATTCAAGCCTTTCGCGAATAGGCGACGTCACAGGTACAGGTTGCCCTGATACTGCGTTCGTCGCTGTTGCGTATGACTGGAATGTACTAAGGGGGATCTTAACCTGCGTGTATGGGATTGTCATTTTATGTCTCCGAAAGGAGGCAGAGCGCTACCAGTGCCCACAACGGGCACGCTACCTATACACAAGACGCTTCGGCATATGCCGGATGATTGGACATCGCTCTTACGAGCAAGCTCCAAGGTGTGTTAGGG